GGCTGGCCGGTTCGGTCTATCACAAGGGCGGCTTCAAGCGGCTGGTCAACATCCGCCGCCACAGCCCCCGGGTCGAGGTCCACCTGCGCGACTTCGCCGAACTCGTCGCCGACATGCCGCCGCTTGCCGGCGTCGGGTCCGAGCCCGGAGCTGGGATCGACAAACCCTCGATCACCGAGATCCTGACGACGCCGGTGCGTGAAGGCGGGTCGGACGATTGGACCCGCTTCCAGGGGGCGAGCGCTGCGATCGGTCACTACGTGCGAATGGCGCATGAGGGCCGCATGAGCCGCGACGATGCGTGGGAGGCGATCTGTCAGTACAACGCCGCCCAGCTGCGTCCGAGCTGGCCGCTTGAACGGCTCGCCTCGGAGGCCCAGCGCCTCTGGCGGCTCCACGAGGAGCGCCACGGACCGGCGCTCGAACGCATCGAAGCGCCGCCCATGTCCGACTTGCCGGTCTTCACGCTGGGCGCGCTGCTCGACGACGTGAGCCCGATGCCCGAGGACATCATAGCCCCGCGCCTGCTGACGCCGGGCGGGATGCTGGTGCTTGGCGGCGCACCGAAGGTCGGCAAGAGCGACTTCCTGATCAGCCTGCTGGTCCACATGGCGGCGGGCGTGCCATTCCTCGGCTTCGCGCCAAGCCGGCCGCTGCAGATTTTCTATCTGCAGGCGGAGATCCAGTACCATTACCTGCGGGAGCGTCTTCAGGCCATCCGGATCGATCCGGCGCTCCTGGCTGCGGCGCGCGACAATCTCGTCGCCACGCCAAAGGTCCGCATGCTGCTCGATGCCGGCGGCGTGGGGCTGACCATCGCCGCCGTTCGTGCGCACTACGGCCATGGCGCCCCCGACATTCTCTGCATCGATCCGATCCGAAACCTCTTCGACGGCGGTCCGGACGGCGGTGGCGAGAACGACAACACCGCGATGCTCTTCTTCCTGCAGGAACGGGTCGAAGCCCTGCGGGACGCCGTGGCCCCCGATGCCGGCCTGATCCTCTGCCACCACACCCGCAAGATCACGAAAAAGCAGCTCATCGAGGATCCGTTCATGGCGCTCTCGGGCGCCGGATCGCTCCGCAGCTTCTACAGCTCTGGCGTCATCATCCACCGACCCGACGAAGACCGGCCCGAGCGGATGCTGCATTTCGAGCTGCGCAACGGTCCCGGCATAGAGCCGATGATCGTCGACAAGGCCGATGGGCGCTGGGTCGAGATCGACCGCTCGGGCGAGCGAATCGTGCGCCGCGAATTCGGCGAGAAGCTCGACGCCGAGCGCGTGCGCAAGCACGACGTCATCCTTCAACTGCTCTTCGACGAAGCGGAAGGCGGGCGGCTCTACACGGCGCTGCAGTTCGCCGAGAGCTTCGAAAATCAGGCCGGGCTTGGCGGCAAGGACACGATCCGCGAGCGGATCAGCGTGCTGGCCACCAAGGGCTTCATCAAGTTCGTCCGAGACGGCGCACCGTTCGGGCTGCCGACCTCGCGCTCCAAGTTCGGCTATCTCTGCGTCGAGGGGATGACCTTCCCGACCGGAGAAGAGACGGTGGACCCGGTCACGGGCGAGATCAGCCCGGCTCGGATCCCGGTACTGCCCAGCACCTACAAATGTCCCCAGAGCGGCGCGGCGCTGCCGGTCGAAAACCCCTTGGTCTGGGTCTATCCGGAGGGGGGCGAATGAGCACTCCGCATCGGCCCGCCCGGCGTAACCCTCGGGATACACACCGCGAGACGAGCCACCTGATCAAACGAACATTGGGTCCTTCCTGGCGCAAATCGTATGCTGGCGGGCGTGGCGCGATAGATCGCTAGCGACAGGCCGGATTTTTTGGGAAGCCACCCGGAGTCCAGCCCCGCGCGCCTGGTCCCCGAAACCCCGACGAACCAAAGACTTCTGCACCGGTGCCATTGGTTGCCGCTGGACCCCGCACGGAGTCCACCGCGGTATCCGGAATCCAGCAGCACTGGCATCCACCCGACTATCCATCTTCGGACACCCATGACCCTCAGCTTCGCTCCCGAAGCGATCGAGACTTGGCCGCTCGACCGCCTGCGCCCCTATGCACGCAACGCCAAGACGCACGGTCCCGATCAGGTGGCGAAGATAGCCGCCAGCATGGCGGAGTTCGGCTGGACCGTTCCGGTGCTGGTGTCGAGCGAGGGTGAGGTGATTGCCGGCCACGGGCGGATCCTGGCAGCGACGCAACTCGGACTGTCAGATGCGCCGGTGATCGTGCTCGATCACCTGAGCGAGGCGCAGCGACGGGCTTACCGCATCGCCGACAACAAGTTGACCGAGCTCGGGGAGTGGAACGACGCGTTCCTCTCGGACGAGCTTAAGGGCTTAGCCGAGGACGAGTTCGATCTCTCGCTGATTGGCTTCGATGAGGCGGAGCTGAGTGCGCTGCTTGATGGAATCGAGGACGACGACTCTGCCGCCCGAGAGGGCGAGGACGAGATCCCTGAAGCCCCGAAGGATCCCGTCACCCGACCGGGCGACCTCTGGATCCTGAGCAATCATCGACTGCTCTGCGGCGACGCCACGGTGGCGACCGATGTCGAGCGGTTGCTCGGGACTGTGAAGCCGCTGCTGATGGTGACGGATCCACCCTATGGCGTGGACTACGATCCGGCCTAGCGGAACAAGGCAGGCGCCGCCGCTACCAAACGCACAGGCAAGGTGCTGAACGACGATCGCGCCGACTGGCGTGAGGCCTGGGCGCTGTTCCCGGGCGATGTCGCCTATGTCTGGCACGGCGCCCTGCATGCGGCGGTCGTCGCCGAGAGTCTCGAAGCCGCGGGTTTCAACGTCCGCTCCCAGATCATCTGGGCCAAAGACCGCCTTGTCCTGAGCCGCGGCGATTACCATTGGCAGCACGAGCCCTGCTGGTACGCAGTCAGAAAGACCGGCAAGGGCCATTGGGCCGGTGACCGTAAGCAGACGACGCTTTGGCAGATCGCCCACCGCGATCAAGACGCCGACACGGTTCATGGCACGCAGAAGCCCGTCGAATGCATGCGCCGCCCGATCCTGAACAACTCGAGCCCGGGGCAGGCCATCTATGAGCCGTTCATGGGCTCGGGCACGACGTTGATCGCGGCCGAAACCACCGGCCGCGTTTGTCTTGGGATCGAATTGAACCCGGCCTATGTCGATGTCGCCATCGATCGCTGGCAGCAGTTCACTGGTGAACCTGCGGTGCTCGATGGCGAGGACCGGACGTTCGACGATCTGCGACGGACGCGGGTAGCGGCATGAAGCAGTCCCGTTTGATGTCGCTGGTCGAGGCGGTCACCAATGTCGTTGTGGGCTATGGCGTAGCCGTCATGGCGCAGATGTTGGTGTTTCCCTTGTTCGGGCTACAAGCGTCTTTGACCGACAATTTGTTGATCGGCGCGATCTTCACCGCGGCATCCATCGTACGTAGCTACTTGCTACGCCGTGTTTTCGAGGTGCTTCGTGTGCGAAGGGCAAGAACGTGAAAGCGCCGCCCAGCGAAGGGGCGGCGCCTTCCGTCTAAGCGTTGCTTACGCTTCGATGCGATAGACCCTGCCGCGGCCTTCGACCTTTTCGGACACGACATTCAGGCCGAGCTTCTTCTTGAGCGCGCCGGCGATCGCGCCGCGTACCGTATGGGGCTGCCAACCGGTGGCGTCGACGACCTGCTGGATCGTTGCGCCCTCCGGTGCCTCGAGCATTTCGATGAGGAGAGCCTGCTTACTTCCCCTGCGCTGAACCTTCTGCGGTGCGGGATTGTCGCCTGACGCACCGGTGTCCGGGATCTCGTCCTCGGTGATGCCGAGGGCGGAATAGGCGAGTGGCGTCGCCCGCAAGGTGATGGAGCCACGCTCCTCGTCGTGTCGCCAGACGGTGTCGGGATCGTTCGCCGGCAGTTCCTCGATCAGGCCACGCTTGAGAAGGCTCTTGAGACAATTGCCGACTGCTCCACCCTTGATCTTGGCAGTGACGGGAAATACGAGACCGTCGTCGCGGGTGCAGGCTGCGCTGAGAATGACGGCTTGGGTGTCGGAAAGTTGGATCTGAGCCATTGATTGACCTCCGGAAGCGGGAGGCACGACCATGGCGCCTCTTCTACCACCCCGAGCCCCGACCGCATGCGGTGCGGGGCAGGAGGCCGGAAGGAGCCGCGGGTCAGTCGAACGCTTCGGCTTCGATCTCGCAGTGGATGACGAACCCGGAGAGATACGGTAGCCCGCGCGGGATCCCCATGTCTCGTTCGGTGCGCCGGCTGATCGTCCAGCCCATCCAGCGCTCGACGGCGGTGTCGATCGCGGACCGCAGTGCCAAGCCGGCGTGCAAGCCGTTCGCGACGTCGTCCGCGAAATGCCGGCCGTAGCGGCTGTCGAGAAAGTCGCGTACCGCGGTCTCGGGGCATCCGGTCGCCCGCCCTACTGCTTCCATCGCAATGGGCTAGGCGGCATCGGCGTCAGCGCGGTGAGCGATGGTGCCGAAGAAGCCCCAATCCGTGTTGCGGGTGGTCGGTATCGCGTCGGTCATCGTTCGGCTCCGTCGTTGCTCTTGACGCCATACACGCTCCGATCGCCGACACCATCAAGTGAATAAGTGCATCATTTCATTGCTTTTTCGGGGGCGGTATGCAGGGCATGAGCGAGCGCCAATACGCCGCCCATGTCGGGCTGTCGCGCGGCGCGATCCAGAAGGCGAAGGCCGCCGGCAGGCTCGTCCTGTTTCCGGATGGCTCCATCGATGCACCCGCTTCGGATCTTCGCCGCGCAGAGATGACCGACCCTTCCAAACAACGGAAGAGTGGCGCGGCGAAGAAATTGAAGCTGGTGCCCGACACGGCCCTCTCCGCCGTCGGCGACACGCTTCGCGAACAAGGCCTGACCACGCCATCGACTGGCGGCGGAACGACGTTTCTGCAGGCCAAGACCGCCAACGAGGTTCTGAAAGCGCAAGAGCGCAGGCTCAAACTACAGCAGCTGAAGGGCGAACTCGTGGATCGGTCCCGCGCGACCACGTTGGTTTTCCGTCTGGCGCGCGAAGAGCGGGACGCGTGGGTCAACTGGCCCGCGCGCGCGGCGGCGCTGATGGCGGCCGAACTCGGTCTGGAGGCAAGCAAGATGCAGAAGGTTTTGGAGGCTCATGTCCGCGCCCACCTCGACGAACTCGCCGAGGTTCGGCTCGACCTCCGTTGAGACAAACGATGATCTGTTCGCATTCGACGGCGCTGAGACCCTGCTACGCGCCTGGGGCGCCGGCCTGGAGCCGGATCCCTGGCTGACAGTCTCCGAGTGGGCGAACCGGCATCGCATGCTGGCGGCTCGGGCCTCGGCCGAGCCTGGCCGATACCGCACAGAACGCACGCCCTACATGAAGGACATCATGGATGCGCTCTCGCCGAGTCATTCGGCGCAGCGGATCGTGTTCATGAAAGCCGCCCAGGTGGGCGCCACCGAGGCCGGCAACAACTGGATCGGTTTCATCATCCACCAGGCGCCGGGACCTGCATTGGCTGTCCAGCCGACGGTGGAGCTGGCCAAACGCAACTCGCGGCAGCGGATCGATCCGCTGATCGAGGAAAGCCCGGCGCTACGGGAGCGGGTTAAGCCGGCGCGAGCGCGCGACAGCGGCAACACTCAGCTGTCGAAGGATTTTCCGGGCGGCGTGCTGGTGCTGACCGGCGCTAACTCGGCCGTTGGGCTGCGCTCGATGCCGGCGCGCTACGTCTTCCTCGACGAGGTGGACGCCTACCCAGCCTCGGCCGACGAGGAAGGCGACCCAGTCGGGCTTGCCGAGGCGCGGTCGCTGACCTTCGCGCATCGGCGCAAGGTCTTCCTGGTCTCGACCCCGACGATCCGCGGCGTGAGCCGGATCGAACGGGAATACGAGGCGAGCGACCAGCGCCGCTTCTTCGTGCCGTGCCCGCATTGCGGGGAGATGCAGTGGCTCAGGTTCGAGCGGCTGCGCTGGGAGAAGGGGAAGCCCGAGACGGCCGTCTATCATTGCGATGCCTGTGACGCCGCGATTGCGGAGCACCACAAGGCCGCGATGCTCGCCGCGGGCGAATGGCGCGCGACAGCCGAGGCCGACGATGCGCGAACGCCGGGGTTTCATCTCTCGGCGCTCTATTCGCCGCCGGGGTGGAAGAGCTGGACCGACATCGCGCGGGACAAGGA